AGATACTCTCGTTTTAGCCCCCAACTGATTGTTGAGTTAATTCAGTCCTGCTATTGGGACCCCATGCGCGCCATCGAATACTTAAATGTATTGATCAAGCAAAACCTCTGAGTGATCGGAGAGTTCGCCAATAGCTATGTGTATAATATACACTAACTTGGGTAACTCTTTAATGACTTCACTGTCGCAGGTGTAGTACGCAAAATAGCCTAGCACGCTGTTTTAGTTAAGACATAAAAGCCCCAGGTTATCTAACCACAATAATAATTGCTACTATTTTTAATAATAACAAATTTCTTACTGCGGCTAGTAAGGCAAAATTTAAAGGCTTTGTAAGACTTACAGAGTGGATAACTCTTAAAGAATTACCAAAGCTTTTGAAATTTGCCATCTGGGCAACGAGAGAGAAAAGATTCCATCAAGACTACAAACTATTTATAAAGAGAGTAACTAAACTGATTAATCAGAATGGTTTTAACTTTAGTTTTAAGTATTTAAAAGAATGCTTAAGACTAGTTACTTTATATTTAGCGGGTAATCCTCACACCACTAAAGCCGTTATGGCTGTTGGTGTAAGAGTAAACCAATATGGATTGCCTGTTATAATTCCTCCTTCAATTCGTAAAGAACTTTCGTTCGATACTGTTGAAAGTAGAGTTACTACTAGATGTATCATAACACTTATTTCAATTTTCAGAGTTTTCCCAACTAAGGTTAAACCCGATCTTGGAACTATTACTAGTCCATTTTCTGGAACCTCTAGAACGCTTGATGAAAATCAGCTTTCTAGTATAGTTAAGAATTTTGTTAAAGGATTTAAGTTAAAATTTGGTCCTATCAAAGGTTTTATCTCTGAATCCGCGGGACCTATCGCCAAAAAAGCAACTTGGGGGGCAGGTATAGACGCATTAGCGTTATTAATGTACCCACGACAAGCTTTTTGTGTTTTGAAATTATTAGCCACTCAAAAGAGAGGTTTCAAATTTGCAATTTCACTTTTGCTTATTTGGTTATTAGTTGGTCCACTTTACATTGTAATGTGTAAAAGTGGGATTAAAGATTGTCTACCTATTGGACGTCTTTCAGTCGTATATGATCAGGCTGGTAAAGCCCGTATTGTAGCTATGGCAAATTGGTGGATTCAATTAGTACTTCTTCCGCTTCATAAGAGCATATTTGATGTTCTAGAAACGAAAGAGACTGATGGAACCTTTAACCAAGATGCACCTCTTAGTAGACTAATGAAAGCCCCTAATAGAGAGCACAAGTTTTCATGTTTCGACTTAAGTGCCGCAACAGATAGACTACCGGTTGATATACAAGTACAAATTCTAAATCTTTTAGGTTTAGATGGTCTTGCTTGGAAAACCTTATTTGACTATCCTTGGTACTATAAAAATGAAGGTGTAAAATACGA